TGTCACCTATGTGCTTGAGCAGATGCACCGTAAGAAGTAATCATGCCTGTCTCTCACAGCGTCGAAGTAGTCGGTCTCAAGGAAACAATCAACGCCCTACGCAAGATCGACCCACAGCTGCAGAAAGACTTTAAGGCTGACGCGACAGCAATCGCACAGCCAGCAATACAAGCTGCAAAACTTGCTTACAGCCAGTTTCCATTGTCAGGCATGGCGCGCAAGTGGTCTGATCGAGGCCGCAAGATATTCCCGTTCACGATCTCTGCTGCACAGTCAGGCGTAAAGATGCGCTTTGATACTCGACGCAACGCTGTTGGCGTGATCTTAATTGAACAAAAGAACCCAGCGACAGCAGTCTTTGAGGGTGCAGGCCGTAAAGACACAAACCGTTTAGGCACATCACTTGACTCGGTTAGTCCTGAGCGCGGCTTTGCGATGGCGATGCCGGGTAGGACTCGACTGATCGGCCCAGCGGTCTATAAAGCACGACGCGGTATTGAGGGCGAAATGGAAAAGATGATCCTCAAAACAATTAACGAAATAAAAAGAGAGGTCGGCTGATGGCTTTATCTATTCCAATCATTAGCGAGTTCGATGGCAAAGGTGTTGATCGCGCTGTCAAAGAGTTTCAACAGCTTGAGGGCGTAGCAAACAAAACAGGGCATGTCTTAGAAAAGGCGTTTTTGCCTGCCGTTGCAGCTCTCACAGGTTTAGCGGCTGGCGTAGTTGTAGCAACCAAGGCGGCTATGGAAGATGCCGCACAGCAAGCCGATCTTGCTCGACAGTTACGCACCACGACACAGGCAACCGATGAGCAGATCGCAGCCGTTGAGGAGTCGATTAGCGCGTTCTCGCGACAGACTGCCATGGCAGATGATCAGCTGCGCCCAGCCCTTGAGAACCTTCTACGAGCCACAGGATCGCTTGAGTTGTCCCAGCAGGCAATGTCGGTCACCGCTGACCTTGCTACAGCCAAAAACATTGACATGGAGACCGCCAGTGTCGCTGTCGCAAAAGCGTTGGCAGGCCAGACCACTGCGCTCGTCAAATTAGACCCATCGCTCAAGGATGTAATCAGCTCGTCCTCGACTGCCGATGAGATCATGCAGGCGCTGGAAGGCTCGGTCGGTGGTGCTGCTGAAATCTTTGCCAGCACTGCTGAAGGTGGCATGAAGAACTTCGGCATCCAACTTGGCGAACTGCAAGAGTCAATCGGTGCAGCGTTTTTGCCAGTGCTAGAAAAACTGTTGCCAAAACTTTTGGACATGGCAGCTTTCTTGCAAGAAAACACCGATCTTATTTTGATTGCCAGCGGTGTCATCGCAGGCTTATCGGCAATGATTATCGCGTACACAGTCGCCGTCAAACTTGCCACCGTTGCCAACACACTGTTCAATTTGTCGCTTGCAGCCAACCCGATCGGTCTGGTAGTTGCCGCTGTAGTCGGACTCATTGCCATTTTGACTGCGCTGTATTTTAAGTTCGACACCGTGCGCGTCATCGTTGACAAAGTATTCGATGTCATGGCGGCAGGCGTAAAGATCGCAGTCGGCGTAGTAAAGACATACCTAGAAAACATGTACGGCGTGTTCAAGTTTATTTTTAACGGCATCGCCGAACTTTGGAACTCGACCATTGGCGGCTTCGGCTTTGAGATACCAGACTGGGTGCCGGGTATCGGCGGCAACAGTTACACCATCCCAGAGATGCCAACACTTGGCGGCGGTGGAAGCAGCACAACTACCAGCAGCCGTGGCGGTGCAGCTCGAGAAGGCGGCACAGGCGGATTTACATCTAGCCCGATGGGCATGATCGAGTCAGCCCTAGTTGCCCCATCAGGCGGCGGCGGCGGTAAGTCCTCAAGCGTTCTAGACCTATCTAAGAACTATGCAGGCAACATGGGCGGCAACTACGGGATCACAGGCAACGCAGCAGACTTCTCCAGCCTCTTCGATCAGTTCATGGTCGAGCGCGGCACACCGATCACAGTGAATGTGAACGGCGGTCTAGCCACATCAGCAGACATCGGGCGCGCTGTAGTGAACAGCATTAAAGCCATGAACCGAGTGGACGGCCCAGCACAAATACAGGTCGCCTAATGGCTGCAACGATCGTCCAATCAGGGTCTTACGATCTTAAGATCGCTACAGGCTTCCTTGTTGACGCTTTTACGCTTGACGACCCAGTGAAGGGCTTGCTGGACTCGACTGATTATGTGCTGGACGGTACGACAGAGTTTGCATCCGTGATCAACGGCGCTACAGGCATCAGCGTGTTTAGAGGCCGTCGAGACATTGGCGATCAGTTCACTGCTGGGACAATGAGCTTTGATCTAAACGACACATTTACTGGCGGCATCTTTAACCCGTTCGATACTCAGTCACCGTATTACGACACCGATCAGGCTGTGCCGGGTCTAGCCCCTATGCGTAAAGTCGTGCTCAGTCGTGAGGGCGAGGAACTGTTTAACGGCTACATCGTTGACTACTCGTACAATTTTAATCTCGGCGGCCTCGACACCGTCAGCGTCGCTTGCGCTGATGACTTCTATTTGCTCAGCCAGACTTACCTAAACGAGTTTAATGTGACCGAGCAACTTGCCAGCGCTCGAGTAGCAGCAGTCTTAAATCGGCCCGAAGTCAATGCTTTCATGCTGCCGGGTCAGCGCAGCATTGCAACCTCAACGATTACGCTTGGCGGCGCAGCTGCTTACACCATTCCCTACGGCACATCCGTTGCTGCCTACATGGCAAAAATTAACGAAAGTGTGCAGGGTCGCATATTCTGTGCGCGTGATGGGGTATTCACTTTCCAAGATCGTGTCGGGACTACTTTGTCTGCGTCGGTAGCAGATTTTCACGACGACGGCACGAACATTCCTTACGACAATGTGGGCATCTCGTTTGAGGCCAATCAGGTTATTAACAGGGCAGCGGTGCAGCATGCTGGCGCATCTACCCCAGAGATCGCCGAGGACTTGACATCGCAGGCGACCTATTTTATTCAGACCACAGCGATCAGCGACGCGCTAGTCCACAACGACGCAGCAGCCCTAGCCCTTGCCGAGTACCTACTCGTAGGCCAGCCAGAGGCGCGCTACACCAATGTGTCAACCCTGTTCGCATCCCTCACCGATGCCCAGCGTGACACCGTGGCAGTCCTCGAGATTGGCAACACGATCACCATTGAGAAGTCATTTACCAGTGGGGTCACGATTACATCGTTGGCGCAAGAACTAGCGATTGAGGGCATTCAGCACGAGATTGACCTATCTACAGGCCATCGCATAACCCTGTTCACTAGCCCGACGACGCTGGTCTTTGAGCTGATCTTGGATGATCTGGTATATGGCACAATCGACACCGAAAATGTCTTAGGATAAGGAGCATTATGGGAGCAAACGCAGTAACAACAGTCCCCGTTTATACGGCAGGAGAAGTCCTGACAGCGGCAGACATGAACATTACAAACTCGGGCATCCCCGTTTTTGCTACGACTGTCACGCGCGACGCGGCTTTTGGTGGCGCTGGCGAAAAAACACTTGCCGAGGGCCAGTTTGCTTACATTGAGGCAAGCAACGCTACCCAGTATTACGATGGCGCGGCTTGGCAGTCTGTAGGCACTACGCCGGGCTTGGCGTTTATTACTGGCGCGGCGTTTACTACTGCAACTAGTTTTAGTTTGCCGAACAGCACTTTTACAGCAACATACAAAAATTACAAAATTATTGTAAACCTTACTGCGCTGACGGCTGATGCCACTTTTACAATGCGGCTAAGGGCAAGCGGCACAGACAATACTTCAAGCAATTACAACACGGGCTATCGAGGCGTCGGTAGTGACGGCGGTTCCGATGTTCAGTCAAGTCTCAATTCGTCTAATTGGGTGTTAGGCGAAAGCGATACGAGCGTTTTTTACAACTTGTCAATGGATTTATTCAACCCACAAGTAGCAGCAAACACTACTCATGTTGGGCAATACACTTTTGTAAATACGACAGCAACCGCACACATTATGCGAAGCGGTGGCGCACAATTTACAGGCGCAACACAGTTTGACAGCCTAAGTTTTATTAGTTCTGTAGCGTCAAGCATGACAGGCGTTTACCTCGTTTACGGATACTCGGAAAGTTAGACCAATGACTAAACCAATAGTGCAAATAGGTGACGAACAGCGCGAAATGACCGACGCAGAATACGCCCAATGGCAAACAGACCAAGCCGAAGCCGCCGCAAAAG